ATATTGAATTGTGAAAAGGGTATGGGCTAGAGATAGTCAGGGTTGCACCTTCCCCAGCAAGGAAGTGTTACAAGAGGTTCAATAGGTTGCGCAGTTATCAAACATGCGACCTCGTATCTAGGCCAGCAAGTAACCAAACTTGCGTGACGGTTATGAAAATAACTTTACCCTGATAGGCTCACAGCCTTTGCCGCTAGATAAAAGTTGATAATCAAATCCAAGCTCTGCTGGGGAGTAACTTGGTGGGTGAAACTAGAATATACATTAACTAATTATCTGGATACTAATTAAAACTTTACTATGAGGGTGGCTATTTCACCCTAATAACCCGTGGTTTATAGAAGGAGAATGATATGGATAAGATTGTTTTAAATACTGTTTTAGAAATGGCTGAGACTCATCTTACAAATGTTCAGCAAGAGATAGCTAAATTAGAGGCCAGTAAGGTCAAGATTGATGAGCAGATAAGCGCATATAAAAAATACTTGACAGATAGTGTAGAAGCAATTAGGATAGTGAGAAAAGAAATGCAAGACGAACCAGTAAATACTCCAACTCCAAGCAGTAATATTGTTCAAGGTCACATTCAGGGGTTAGGATGATTACAGATAGTTATATTGCACATTTTATTGCCATGTTTATTGTTTTTGTTATTGCTTGTTCTTTTTCGGTTGGGTGGGCAAAAGCAGATGGAACTAAACCACTCTCTGATAAATTTGAATTGGGTTACATTGAAGATTCGCCAATTCAATACGTCACCGTTCAAGAACCTTACGATGAACTAAAAGAGCTAGAAAGGGCTGTCAAACTTGCTAAACTTAAAAAGCAATTAAAAGAATTACACGAGCCTACTCCAACAAAAGCGCCTGTAAAACAAGCAAAAGCGCCCGCAAAACAGGTGGTACAAAAAGAAGATAAAGATAATCTACTTTTTACTGACTGTAAAGACGCTTTAGTTGGATTAGGAGTACCAGCCAGAAAAGCAAAAGCAGATGTTCAAAACTTGTTTGACCAAAACCCCAACATTAAAACTGTTCAACAATTTATTACGGAGTACGGTAAAAGATGCGCCTAAACCTTCAAGCACCAATTAACCAACTTGGCTACGGAGTAGCTGGAATAAACATCCTCAAGGCACTACAAGCGCAGAATGTAGAGGTTTCATTCTTCCCTATTGGTCAACCTCAAGTCACCAACCAAGCAGACGCAGATGCCGTCAGGAAGGGTATGCAGACTGCTCAGATGTTTGACCCGCAAGCGCCTTGCGTTAAAATCTGGCATCAGAACCAGATGGCAGAAAGGATTGGGTCAGGTAAATTTATTGGCTTTCCTGTCTTTGAGTTGGACACGTTTAGCGACTTGGAGAAGCACCATCTAAATTCTTGTGACGAATGGATGGTATGCTCTAATTGGGCTAAAGATATTATTCAATCGTCAGTAAGTTTTAAACCAACGCATGTTATACCGCTTGGTGTAGACGCAGAACTGTTCCCGCCAGCGCCAGTAAGACAAGACGACAAAACGATCTTCTTTAATTGCGGGAAATGGGAAATCCGAAAAGGACATGATGTTCTGATACAAGCGTTTAGAAAGGTCGCAGAAGAATACGACAACGTAGAACTTTGGATGATGTGCAGTAATCCGTTTAATTCTCAAGAAGAAAATAACCGCTGGCATCAATTATACAATCACCCCAAAGTCAAACTAATTCCTAGAGCTGAGACGCAGGCAGAAGTGTATAATATAATGTCACAAGTAGATTGCGGTGTATTCCCTTCTCGCGGAGAAGGCTGGAATCTTGAATTACTAGAGATGATGGCGGCGGGAAAGCATGTAATAACAACGAGTTATTCTGCTCACACTGAATTTTGCTCTCAAGAAAACGCTACGCTCATACCGATAAAAGACGTAGAGTCAGCATTTGACGGCAAGTGGTTCTTTGGTCAGGGTAATTGGGCAAAAATTGATGATGAAGAAGTTAATTTACTAACTCAAGAAATGAATCTATTTGCAGAAACCTACAAGGGTCAGCAAAATACACACGGAATAGAAACCGCCAAAAAATTCTCTTGGCAAAATACAGCAAGAGAGATGATTAAATGCTTACAAAACTAAAAAATCTTCTAAAAAAAGACAAAGACCTTAAAAAAGAAGATGACAATTTAGGTTGTATATCCTATAACCTATTGCCAGACGGTCAAATAGAGGTTAATATAAACCTTAAAAATTTAGACGACGATTCAATAGAAAAGTTCGCCAAGATGTTCGCTAGAGTAACCACTACTAGCTTGTCTGCCTACACCATAGAATTAACCAAACAATTATTCATGCGAGTAGATGAAGAAAAATACGTTGAGATGATACTTCTTGCGGCCAAAGAGTGTGAAATAATCACTGAGGAAAACAAGGATACATCCATTGTAGACGATGAATACATAAAACCTTCGGAGATGTTTAATGAGTAGAAAAATTGGGTGGCAGAAATATGAGGATGTTATTCAAAGCGAGATGTACAGCCCCTTAGCCAATATGCTATTTGATGAAATAGCTACTGATGTTGAGCCAGAGGGATACGAAGAAGAAATGGAAAACCAAGAAACTTTGTTCGTACCAAAAAATTTCTACGAAACAATCTCCTTGATGACCAGATTTGATTGCTGGATTGGTCATACTAACTTTAACATCACAACTTCTATAAAAAATAAGTTAAACGAGGTTGATGGTATTGAAGTATTGAATGTAACCAGTCGATACAGATTTTTTATTGGAATTGGAAAAATGTTTAAATTTTCCGATGTGAGAAAAAATATTGAAAATACTATTACTTCAGAGGGAGAAACACTTGGAAATGAAATTGAAGAAAGTTCTTGAGGATAGAGAAACTATGAATATTGCTAACTATGCTGCCAGCGGGTATAGTAGTGCATTAACCAAAGATGAGCTTGAAAACTGTGTTTATAATGCTGTATGGAACGCTCTTGATAAATTTGACGAATCAAAAGGAACTAAATTCTCTACCTTTTTACACAGAGGGGTAAGGTTACAGTGTCAAAAACGACTAAACTTCAACAGAAGATATAAAACTTCACAATATTATGAAGATTCTATCTCTAGCAAGTATAATGTTGGTTTTAAAAACCAATCTTATTCACAGGATTTAAAGTTTGAATTAAAAGATGAGATTGAAAACTGTGAAGATCCAGACATTATTTTTGATAGATTCTACAGGAATATGACTCTTACGGAAATTGCTAAGAAAAAAAATACATCCTACGAAACTATCAGAAATAAGATCAAGAAAAATCTCCAGATTATAAAAAACAGAATCAGTTAAGTGTATATTATATTAGGAAGATTAGGATCTTAAAGGAAACAGTAGGATAAAATATTTATATCTTATTTAGAGAGGGTATTATGGCTCTAAGAAATACTACTGGTGGCAGTTACTCTGCTGCTGCCGTAAGAAATGATGCGGGAACTGTTGTCAAAGGTGGAACTCCAGCTAGTGACAGCCCAATTCAAAATGTAAAAAGCCTAGCAGACCTAGCTGATGACTTTGGAACCAGCTTTGGTTCTAAAGTTGTCGCAAACGATGGAACGGGTGGCGTTACCACAGATAGGGCTGGTGTAGCTAAAGCAGTTAGCGGTGGAACTCTAGCTCATCAAGCTAGTGCTACTCAGTGGGTTGTTCGTGGCGGAAATGTTACGACCACTCTTGCGGGTGTTGCAAATGACATTCTTGTTAGCCCAGCCAGAGATACTGGCGATTTGAATGATTTTGCAACTGAAGTTACTAGAACCAAGATTAGCGATAGACTTGTTGGATCAAAAGCTGACGAGTCGTTCAATATCTACGCAAGACCTAGCAGCAATATTGTTCCGGGTCGCACTAAGGGTAGCAATGCTGGAAACGCATCTACTATGGTTAACCCAGCAGACGGAACGGATGCGGTCGCAAGCGAAATTGCGCCAAGTCAAGCAGTTCCAGGCGAACTTACTTACTTCTTCGGTGAACTAGCCGTTGCTACAACCGACGAATACAAAGCTAAGAACGTAGCTGAGTCTTGAATCTAATAATTCTTAGTTAATCGTATCCCCTCCCTTCGGGGAGGGTTCTTTTACTTGGGAGTAAACATGATTCAAGAAACAGAACTTATCAAGGAAGCAATAGAGAAAGGTACTGCGGAGGTTTCATCTTGGGATGCTTTTATAGGTTATTTAGATAAAATTGGAATTGTTTTAGGTATAATATCTGTAGCTGCCCCGATTGGCTACCAATACATTATCAAGCCAATTATTAGGTTTTATAAAAATAACGAATATTTAATACAAACAGTAAACCAAATTAAAAAAGAGGTTACACCAAACGGCGGATCATCTATCAAAGATATTATAAATAGAATTGATAGAAGGCAAGTAATGATCGACAAACGATCAAAAGCTATTTTCTACAATGTCGATGATGCCATTTTAGAAGTAGACGAAGATGGAAATATATTATGGGCAAATCAAAAGTTCCATGATACGATTGGTTCAAAAAATATCTCAGGATTAGACTGGGTTTCGCACATAGACGAATCTCAGAGAGGATACTTTTTAAGGGAACTAGAGTCTTGTTCGGAAAAACTTAGAGAGTTAAGATTTGAAACCACTTCTATGGAAGGTAAAAAGATTACATTTTTGGGTTTCCCTTATAGGGATGGTGATAAGAACTACGGGTTTTTAATTTATATTAAAGGAGAATAAGATGGGTTCTAAAAGTTTTGCTTTAGATGTGGGTGATGTCGCGGTTCTATTCAAGAACGCGCTACTTGTCGCTGTGGCGGCATTTCTAACAACTGTCGTTAATAGTATCGGCAGTCTTGATCTCGGTGTATACACGCCGCTAGTCGTTCCTATGGTCACTGTCATTCTTGATACAATTATCAAGTGGACAAAAGACAATACAAATAAAGTTCCAGAACCGGCTCCAGACGGAGAATAGGTGACGAAATGGATGTAATTGTAGGACTATTAATGCTAGTCTACTGTATCGGTGGACTAGCATACGGGAACTTCTACGGATTTGACCAAAGGTTAATGCTACAAATTGGTGTTGCCGGTGTCGGATCTGTACTAATCTTTGCTGAAAATATATTTTCTTGGTTGAAAAACCTGAAATTGCCTAAAATTAAATTGCCTAAAAAAGAAAAAGAAGATATGAACGATCTACCTATTGATGATAAGTCTGTCACAGACTTTAAATGCCTGCACTATCTTAGACACAGAGCAGAAGAAATCGAATCTAAAGAAATGTTAGATATTGTCATCCAACTAAATACTCTACTATTTAATGGGTGCTGTAAACAAACGGGGAAAAACAGTGAATAAACTTTTACTATCTTTATGTATTTTTCTTACAGGGTGTACTATCAACATCCACAGAAAACCAACGGAAGAATTTCTTCCGGTTGGAAACACACCAGAACTAATTAAGGTTGAGCAAACCTTTAGTTCTATTAGTAGTCAAGAAGATAAACTTACTATTCATAAACTATTTTCTGGCGCTGCCGAGTATCTGTCTAATTGTGAAGAGTTAGATAGTACAGGTCAGTTTGATCCAATTCTGGGTAAAGTCCAGTCAAGTTATGGTTGGAATAGAGAAAAATACCCTGCGCTCACAGATGCGGTTTCAGATTACTTGGTATCAGTTGGGTATCAAGAACCAAAGAAACTATCATCTAAATCAGAAAGAGATCAATTTGCTAGTATTTTTAGAGACTTAGCAGAGGCAACTAAATATGAGTAGTGATCTAGGCGGTTGGATTGACGATCCCGAAAAAGTAGAAGAAGTCATGACCGCACTACCGTTCCCTGTCTTTTCTGATGTATGGCAATCGACAAAGGGTTCTGGTAAAGGTAAAAAAGTGTTATTATATGAATACATAAAAAAAGCATCCGGCGGTAGTTTTCCAGCAAGAAAGCAGACAGTTGGCGATTGCGTTTCACAAGGCGCTGCTTATGCCGTAGATGCTGTAAAGGCAGTAGACATTGTTATCAATGGCGACTTTGAAGAATGGGTTGCCGAAACTGCTACAGAAGATATTTATGCTGGCAGTCGCGTCCAAATTGGAAATGGTAGACTTTCTGGTGATGGTTCCATTGGTGCTTGGGCGGCAAAATACGTAAACGAATACGGCGCTTTGCCAAGGGGTAAATATGGAAATGTAGACCTCACAACATACAATGGTAAAAAAGCAAGAGACTGGGGTAAGAGGGGTAAAGGCGTACCTAAGACCCTTATACCTGTCGCCAAAGAACATCCAATCTTAACGGTATCAAGAGTAGATTCTTACGAACAAGTTAGAGACTTGATCGCTAATGGATATGCTGTTACTATTGCTAGTAATCAAGGATTTGATTCTCGTAGAGACAAAGAAGGTTTTGCTAAACCGAAGGGCAACTGGGCGCACCAGATGTCAATACTCGCAGTTGACGATGAATACAAAAGACCCGGTGTTTTAGTTCAAAATTCGTGGGGTCGATGGAACGGTGGCCCAAAACGACACAACCAACCAGACGGTTCGTTCTGGGTTGACGCTGACGAAATTGAGAAAAGAATATTGAAAAAGGGTGACTCTTGGGCGTTCAGTGGTTACGAAGGTTTTAAACCTAGAACCCTTAACACAAGGATCATCTAATGACTAAAAAGAAAATAGAATTAAAAGCAATCACTGTAATATCTCTATTGGCATTTGTATTAACTTTTATTCCGTCTGTTGACATTCCCGTAAGTAAAGATACATTTGAGTTTGATGCTGCCGCTAACGAAGGTTATGTGGCATTTATAGTCAATGGTTATCAACCCCCAAAACCAGATGGAGATGGCAATGTCTGCGATTGTAAAGGTACTGGTACTATTACTCACGGCGATGGTCACAAAACTCCATGTCCTTGTATCGGAAGCGGAGATGGATGCCCATGTAAACCGCTGCAAAGTGTGGAAGAATGGGAAGAGGATGTAGAAGAAGAACTGGAACTACTAATTCCAGAAGAAGAACCAGAAGTTGAAGAAATAGAATGGGCAACAGAACCCGTTATAGTAGAAGATATAAAAATACAACCAAAGATTGAAACAAAATCTAGGTTTAGAATATTTGGAAATTAGGAGTTTACAATGCCAAGTCAAGAAACACCACATGAGATATTATCTAAACTATTTTCAAAAGACGGTTATGAGCATGGTGCTTTTTCCGTCAAGATTGAAAATAATATTACCATTAGGGTATTTAGAGATGGGGATAACTTTATGATTAAGTTCCCCGAAGAAAGACCAGAAGCAAAAGTCCGTAAGATCATTCCACTTAAAACTAAAGTAGATGGAATTAGACTTGGTACAACTGGTGGAGTATTAGAACTATCTTCATTCCCAGATATTCCATTCAGATATGACTGGGTTATGGAAGATGAGGGTATGGTCATCAGCGCTGCATCTCAGCGCGTCATGGAAAAAATCCCCAAAAAGTTCAAAAAAGAAAATCATAGAAAAGTTGCGGAAAAGTGCCTACAACTTTGTGAAGAGTGGGCTATAATAAGGGGTACAGACGACATAGAAGAAATGTCTCCAACCTATGCAAAAGAGTCCTGTAAAGAATATGTTATGGAACATATCAATGACGATGTTGTTGGTCTTAGTTTTTTAATGTCCATTATCGCTGGCGTAATACTAAAAATGATAGTAGAATGGATTATCAATAACTGGATCGTCAATCTTAAATCTTAATCCGCATTTCTAGCGGTATATCAATACAATTTTATTTTTACAATCGTGAGGGATATTAATGTCTTTGAAGTCTTTAATGGATTATACATTTGTTAGTAAGTACGCACGTTGGATTCCTGAAAAGAAAAGGCGAGAAACTTGGAACGAGGCAGTAGATAGAGTCAAGCAAATGATGCTTGACAAATATGTTGCAGGTCAAGAGGGCGAGAACGTAGAAGAAATTAAAACCGAGATCGAATGGGCGTATGAGCAAATGCGAAAGAAGCGCGTCCTTGGATCACAGCGCGCCCTACAGTTTGGTGGATCGCCAATCTTTAAGCACAATGCTCGTATGTATAATTGTATTGTGTCATACTGCGACCGTGTAAGATTCTTCCAAGAGTGTATGTATCTTCTTCTGTGTGGATGCGGCACTGGATTTTCTGTACAAAAACATCATATTGAAAAACTACCAGACCTCCTGCCAAAAAAAGAAGGAAGCAAGAAGTTTGTGATTCCAGATACCATTGAAGGATGGAGTGATGCCGTAGGCATTTTGGTATCGAGCTACTTCGATCAATATCTACAAGATGAACTATTCGGTGAATATTTTGGCAAGACTGTTAATTTTGATTACAGTCAGATTCGACCTGCTGGATCTTACCTAAAGTCAAGTGGCGGCAAAGCTCCCGGCCCGGAACCTCTACGTAATGCTCTAACAAACATTAGAAAAATTCTAGATAAGGCAGTTAAAGATGGACAGAAAAAGCTCAAGCCTATCCAAGCTTATGATATTATTATGCACACCGCTGATGCTGTTATATCTGGTGGCGTTCGTCGCTCTGCTACCATTTGTGTATTTAGTCCTGACGATAACGAAATGGCAAGGGCTAAAACAGGAACTTGGTTCATTGACAATCCCCAACGAGGAAGATCAAACAATTCTGCACTACTTGTACGAGATGAAACAACAAAAGAACAATTCGCAGAATTAATGAACTCTGTTAAAGAGTTTGGCGAGCCGGGATTTGTTTGGGCAGATAGCACAGAACTTTTGGTAAATCCGTGTGTTGAGATTGGCATGTGGCCTGTGTGTGAGGAAACCGGCGAGTCTGGATGGCAGGCGTGCAACCTATCAACTATTAACTGCTCAAAAGTAAAAACAGAACAAGACTTCTTTGATGCTTGTCGTGCCGCTACAATCATTGGTACACTACAGGCGGGATTCTCGGAGTTTGAATATCTTGGTGGCGCGTCGGAGCGAATCATCGCAAGAGAAGCTCTGCTGGGTGTTAGCATGACGGGCATGATGGAGAACGCAGAAGTTTGTCTCGATCCTTCATCTCAAAAGCGCGGCGCTAATATTGTAAAGAAAACAAATGCTAGAATGGCTGAACTACTTGGTATCCGCCAAGCAGCAAGAACTACATGTATTAAACCAGAGGGAACATCAAGTTGTATTCTTGGAACATCCAGCGGTATCCACCCACACCATGCGAAACGATATATCCGCCGAGTCCAAGCAAACAAAATGGAACCCATTTATAATTACTTTAGAACACAAAACCCAAGAGCGTGTGAAGAAAGTGTTTGGAGTAATAATGATAGTGATGACGTTGTGTCGTTCTGTGTAGAGGTTAAAGATGGTGGCAAAACTAAAAACCAAGTGAGCGCACTACAGTTATTGGACTATGTAAAATCTACACAGCAAAGCTGGGTATTGACTGGAACAAATTCAGAATTATGTACTCAACCTTGGTTAAATCATAATGTAAGTAATACTATTAATGTTAAGCCAGATGAATGGGACGAAGTAGAGAAATATATTTATAAGAATAGAAAATACTTTTGTGGTATTTCATTGCTTCCTATCTCTGGTGATAAAGATTTTCCACAAGCACCATTCACTACAGTTTATTTGCCAAGCGAGCAGGTCGCACACTACGGCGATGCCTCTATCTTTGTGAGTGGACTTATTGAGGTCGCACTTACTTTATGGGAGGACAACCTCTGGGCGGCGTGTGATAGTCTACTTGGGTTTGGCGAAAAGATTAAAGGCAACGGAAAGAAAGAGTGGAAAGATCGCTGTGAAAGATTTGCTGAAAAATACTTCGGTGGAGACTTGAAACAGTTGACATATTGTATGAAGGATGTGTACAACTGGAAAGAGTGGGTGGATCTTAATAGAGAATACCAAGATGTAGACTTCACACAAGTTGTCGAAGAAACTAATAATGTAAATCCCGTTCAACAAGTCGCCTGTGCTGGCGGTAAATGTGACTTTTAAGGAATAAAAATGGCAGAACTAATTATTAATGTTAATGAGAACGGCTCATATGAAGATGGGGATATTCTCTGTGCATTTAATGATAAAAGTGTTCAGTGTACTCATGCTCAACACATTTGTCACTATCAACATCACGGTTTTACCAATGATGGACTAAGACCAGAGGGCAAGTCTAAACTATTTTTAGATTGTGTTTATCAATATAGGTTTGAGCGTCTTAACCGCACTCAAGTTAAACGTGTTGAAACAGACCATCTTGGAAATGTTTTATCCGAAGAAACTTTTGGCAAAGAAAGCATTGACGTAGACCAGTTCGTAAGTCGCCGCCTTAAACATGCCAAGCATAGAATTTTTGGTACGGTTGGTGCGGAAATTTGGCACGGTGGCAAGAGCGACTTTTCGCAAGAAGCAGTTGACCAAGCGTGGGTTATTGTACAAAATAATTGCGATTGCCGCAATACTCCGGGTGAATGTCCTTGTTGTGGACAAGACCATACACTGTGGCCGATGGGTAGACTAGATGTTAGACATTTTCTATGTACTCAATTAGATAATTTTTCCGATGTAGAACAACAAGCGATGGTTTCAGACTTTAGCGCCACATTTGCGGAGGGTGAAGATATTACAGACCCAGACGGAACTATTATCTTCCCAACCTTCAGTGACGAGGGCGTGTGGGAACATCCAACTGGCGGCTGGACTTACACCAAAGACCCAGAAACCAACATTGTTTCCGTAACATTTAAAAAGAGAAATATGAAAGTTAGTGATTGGCGCACAAGTACGCTAGATACTATTGGTAAAACAGAAACAGAAGTTTTGGATAGAAATGTTCTTGTTGGTAGAGAAAAACAGTGCGACTGCCACAATGCCCCTTGGTTGCGTGGAAATGAAACTACATACAAAGTATTAGATCATGTACCGTTTACAGACCCATCACTTCTTCATGTAAAAAGAGATAATCGTCCCGGCGAAAGGATTCTTTAATGGCAACTGTCACAAAATCTATCGGAACTTCTAGTCGCGATTATTCTACGATCACGGCGTGGGAAGCAGACCTAGACGACACCAACATCTATACCAGCGGTGACGATGCCGTTGGTGAGTGTTATAATGATAGTACGTTCTCAACTAACAATGTAATTATTAACGGGGGTTCTACTGTTGGTTTATCATCTATAACGCTAGGTGTAGCAACAGGAGAAAGGCACGATGGAACCGCTGGAACTGGAGCTATTTTAGAAAAAGATTCGCTGTGGAACAACCTTCTTTCTATTAGCACTACGGTAGAGACCTTAGTCACAGACTTAGAGATTTCAAGCACATATGTTACGGCAAATGGTGTTATAGCCGTTGGTGCTTACAGATACGACCATAGATTCTCAAAACTTTTAATTTATGCTTCCGCTGGGGCTAACGGGGCGATTGGAGCTGGTTTTTGGAGAGTTGTTGTAGATAACTGCATTATGTACGGAGCTATAAATGGCGGCATAGGGGCTAATACTTATTACAGCCCATGTGAATTTGTAAATAATACAATTTACTGTCCAAACCCAATTAGTAATCCTAGCGATAGCACGACATCTAAAGCTATTATAAAAAACAATATAGCATTTTCAACAAACACAACAAATTCAATAAATAGTACAGGCGCTACATCTCACCCAGATTGGCAAAACAACTTGGTAAATGTCGGACCAAACTATGGATCAAATCAATATACAGAAACGTCTTCTTCAAAGCTGTTTGTTTCTACGGTTTCTGGGTCAGAAGATCTACACTTAAATTCAACATCGACCGCGATAGGCAAGGGCGCTAATCTTTCAAGCCAACTCGGTCTTTCAACATATCATACACACCCAGAATACGTTGCTGGGTTTATTGATTTAGATATTGACGGAAGAACAAGAACTGCGCTAAATGGTAGCTGGGACATTGGGGCAGACCAATACGCAATAACGGCGAGTATTGGCACAACCAGCCGTGACTACAGCACTATTACGGCGTGGGAAGCAGACCTAGACGATACTACGATATATGTAAATGGAGACAATGCTACCGGAGAATGTTATAATGATAGTACCTTTGTAGAGGGTTTTATTATAGACGGGGGGTCAACAGTTGGTCTGAATTCAATCTTGCTCATTCCAGCAACGGGCGAGCGTCACGATGGCACTGCGGATACTGGTGTTAAAGTGGAAACACTTTCTTACGGTACTGGTAGCCAATATCGTTTGATTACAACAACTCCAACACTAGAGTTGAGATATATAGAAATAGAGCGAAACGTAAATTCAGAACAAGCAGTGGTTACTCTTACTAATAATAATGTTTTTAATGCTGGCATCCTAAGACAATCAACAGGATCGCCAACTAGAGATTTTGTAAACATGGCATTTAGTACCGGCTATTTATACAACTCTATACTATACGGCGTTAATGGAAAAGGTGTTCATACGCAATGTTTGTATGGTGCGACCCCAGAGATTATTAATAATACAATTGTTTCTTCAAGTTCATATTGTTTATACGCTCGCGATAAAGCTAATGGTCAAGCCAACGCAAAGATTAAAAACAATATATTAATAGCGAATGGTACGGCTGTTGCCGTTGATCCCGGAGGAACTGTTCCAACGTCATTCCCCGATTACGCAAACAATATAACTAACTACTCCAGTTTTCCAAACGGACTAGCTAACCTGTCAGATCATAAAACAGGAATAAGCACCTCTAGGCAGTTTGTTAGTACGGTGTCTGGATCTGAAGATTACCACTTAAAATTTTTGTCAGATGCTATTGACGCGGGGGAAGACATTGTAGCGACAAAATCTTCTACCACTAATTCTTATTACTTAGAAAACACACAGTATGACATAAACGGAAAAGATAGAGACGCAGAGAATAGCATTTGGGACATTGGCGCTCATGAGTTTGGCGACAATGTTGTTTACGGTTTATTTACGGTTTTATAAGGAATAAAATGGAAGATAGTACAAACAAAAAAATGCCACCGTTTCCAGTGTGGCAAAACTCTTGCTGTAGGCATGAGCCAGTAGTGACTTCTCTACCAATGGGTATAAAGCCGTACACTGGCCCTGAATTAAGGGTAAAGAAACTAGACCCCGAAGCGATTGTCCCAACCAAAGCAAACGAATCGGACGCTGGCTATGATCTTTATGCTCTAGAAGATATAGAAATCCCCGCTGTTAATCATAAACTAATCAAGACCGGCATTTCTATGGCGATTCCTGCCGGATATGTTGGTCTTATCTGGCCGCGCTCCGGCCTTGCTTACAAGAATGGACTAGATGTGTACGCTGGCGTTATTGACTCTGGTTATAGAGGTGATGTGGGAGTAATACTCTATAACTCAAGAGTAAGTGACCACTATCAAGTTAAAAAGGGCGACAGGATTGCGCAAATATTATTTCAAAAAGTAAAGGGTTTTGAATTAGTAGAGGTGGATGATTTAGACGATACCCAAAGAGGACAGGGGGGATTTGGTAGTTCTGGTAATTAACACTAATATAAGGTACAACATATGTCTAAAAGAAGAACCAGAAAAGAAGTAGAGAATTCACCACAAAAAGTTAAAGCTGTAGAAGCAAAAACAACTAACCAAAAGGATTATATACGTCAGATTATTGAAAACGATGTCGTATTTTGTACCGGCCCATCTGGTTGTGGTAAATCATTTATAGCTTCTGGTATTGCCGCAGAGCATCTTCATCGCGGAGACATAGAACAAGTCATTGTAACCCGTCCGCTGGTATGCACCGGTAAGGAGATAGGGTCGCTACCCGGAGAGCTTCTGGAAAAGATAGCGCCCTATCTTCTACCAATGCAAGAAAATTTCAAGTTTTTCCTTGGAAGAGCGTACTATGGACACTATTATAATGAGGGGAAGATTAGATATGCGCCCCTTGAAGTTATGCGCGGATCAACATTTCATAATTCGTATATGATATTAGACGAAGCGCAAAACTGTACGTGGGAACAAATTAAAATGTTTATAACACGCATGGGGCAAGGAAGTAAAGTAATCATCAACGGCGATATTCGTCAAACTGACCTTAACAATAAGAGTGGACTTGAAGATATAATCGACAAGATTGGCGAACTAGAAGGTGTTGGTGTTTGTAGATTAGGATATAGTGATATTCAACGTAATGGAATATTAGGAAGAATACTCAACGCATTGGAGAACTAATGCCTGTTTACGATTATGAATGTAGAGACTGTGGAGCAGAAGTCGGTGACGTGTTCCAAAAGGTCACAGACCCAGAACTAACAACATGCCCTAAATGTAATAAAGAGGGATTGTTTAGACTTGTTACTGGCGGACTCCACAGTTTCATGGCGGGAAGCAATACCATAGGAAGTATTGCCGATAGAAATACAAAGTTGAACAAGGGTAGAATCAATGAGATGGAGGCGATGAAAAAAGAGCGCAATCCAGAACCCAAAAAACCTTGGTATCAAACTCAAGGCAATAAGTCTATGAAAGATATAAATAAAATGACGGACAAGCAAAAAGCCAAATACATAATGGAGGGAGATTGATGGACTTTACTATAAGTGGTAAAAACCCCACAAGAGAATATGTATATATTAACAAGAGTGGGAAAATAATATCAAACGATAGAGACAAAGTTTACGCCCAAGTACTAGTTGAAGGAGAAAGAGAAACCTACTCTATTGTTACCTATCAAAACTCACCATTAGATCCAATGGGTAGATACCAAAAACGACAAGCATATCTTGAAACCAAGATGAAGAAGGTCGATAAAAAAACCTTTGACTATTATATAACATATTTACAAACAAATAATTCTATTTATTTAACCAGAACCAATAGGAGTTATCAGAATGGCTAAGACTGGACCTTTAGGAGATGTGGAAAAATTTTATATTGAAAATAAACATAATGAGTTTACAGTAGAAGAGCTTGCGAAAAAACTTAATAGACCAAAAGCAACAATTCAAAAACATGTAGAGAAAGCAAAATCCGAAACAGTTTATATCCAAGAAGAAAAACCAAACCTGTTTGCTTCTCATAGAGGTTCTACGGTAATGACACAAGCGGCTTCCGAGCTTGGAGATGAAATAAGAAAAAAAAATAGAGAAAGAAAGCCGAGCGCAAAATGCACGACGAACATCAAATAAAAAACAAAGACGCTTGGAAATCTGCGTTCTTTGAAAATGTGAGGGCAACGTGGCTTATTGTAACCCTTAAAGACGGTCACGAACATTTTATAGATAGTAGTAAACGTTGGCACGAATTAAAAAGATATTGCGACAACAATAAAGTCTTTCTAGATAAACTATCTATTCAATTTAAATCTCATAGAGAAAGGATTGACATAACAGATATTGATGGTATATACTTTGCAAAGTCTGTTATTGGATACCTTGGTGCTAACAGTAAAGAGACATACACTATTGGTAAAATAAAAGGTGGTGTTGTTTATAAAACTTTATGGTTAGTCCCAGAATTAATCGTTGAAAAGGAATTTGAAGATCATGAATCAGGTTGTTTTGAAGAATCAATTATCTATGACCAAGAGAAAAAGAACTGATAAAAGTAAGTATAAACATCAGTCTACTGGCGATCACTGTACATGCGCCGCTTATTTAGCGGAAATGATGTGCTTGAGGCTCGCGGAGCATAAAAATGAAGGAAATTTAACTTATAAGTTCTGGAACAAGAAACCTTGGGACTGGACTTTTAAGCAACAATTATTTACTGCCAATGCTCTCGTTAAAAGGTATGGGGAGATTGCCGTCATAAAAGCGGTCAACTCCCCCTACTTATCTAAAGTATTCTCTCTAAAAAATAAGAGAGTTGAGCCAGAAATCAAAAAGCAATTAAAGCTTATTGAAGATAATAAAGATAAGAAACAAGAGTTGAATGTAAAAGAACAGCCAAAAACTAGAAAAAAAACATACGGTAAAAAATCTAAATTAAGTAAAATTAGGAATATAAAGAAAGATGGCAAAGAAGAAAGCGAAAGCTAAATTTGACGACGATATTGTGAGCAATCAAATCATTGCGAAGTATGGGGACATAGTTGAAGAAGGAACAAAGGTATTAGCAGACCTACAAAACTTTAATGTTATTGGTATATCACCAGCATTGGACTTGGCTCTTGGTGGAGGTCTAAGGGAAGGTAGCGTGGTTGTTATGACCGGCGACCCTAAAACTGGCAAGACTACAACTTCACTATACTTTGCGGCAAAAGCTCAGGCAGCAGGTAAAAATGTATTTTATTTCAATACCGAGGGAAGATTAACAAAAGAGAACTTCACTGGTATCAAAGGTTTAGATGCTAGTAAGATTAAGATTGTTCAAGCGACAGACAATCAACCCGTTGTGTCAGCAGAAACATTTCTTAACAGTATTGAAACGTATGTTAAAAACACTCCCAACTTTGTAGCGATTATTGATTCTGTATCTAATATGGTTCCGCAAGATGAGCTTGATGGAGATGTTCGCGGCGGCGTTAGAGCGCAACTGCCAAGACTTCTTTCTATGTTCTTCAAGCGAATCAGTAACGATGTAGCTAGAACCAAGTCGATATTAATTTTTATTACTCACAATATTGCTAATACTGGCGGCTCAAGATGGTCGCCAGCAAAGATGGCTGATGCCGGAAACATGCTTCAGTATCAAGCTGGAACCAATATGGTTATCACGCACAGGGGTAAATGGGAAGAAACCGATGACGCTGGACATGATGTAGGACAGGTGGCTAACTGGGTGGTTAAAACTTCCGCTGCTGGTGGAAAACCAAACTCTAACGCAATGTCTTATATTAGGTATGGCATTGGGATTGATGAAGTTAGAGAGCTTTGCGAGATTGCGAATGAACTTACATTCGTAAAACAAGCCGGAGCTTGGTATACCATTACTACGGCTATAGAAAATAGAACTGACCCAATTATTAAATCTTTACTTGTTAAAAATGAAGTAGATGCAGACAATTTAGAAGCTGTAGAAAAGTTTTTCAAATTCCAAGGTATGGCTAACCTAAGTAAATTCTTGGAACAAAATGAAGAGATACAACAATTCCTCTATCAAGAAATAAGAAATGTACTATGAAAGTTGTAGGTTTAAACGGTCGTGAGTACAATATAAATTTAAAGAAATATATTGTAAAAAGAAATGACAAGACCGTTAAATCAAAATATCATATAGCAGCAAGAGAGCTTCTTGCTGAGATGTTTAATGGATACACGGTTTTAGAAGAAGTAAAGTTACCGGGCTCAAGATGTCCTAGTAAAAAATCCGTTTTGTTTCTTGACTTTTTTATTCCAAGTCTTATGCTTGGTATAGAAGTTCACGGACGGCAACACTACGAGTTTTGTAAATTCTTCCATAAAACTATGGCTGGGTTTTTACAGTCTAATAAAAGAGACTTTATAAAGCAAGATTGGTGCGAGCTAAACGGTGTAGAATTAATCGTTTTTAAATACTCAGACAGCATAGAAGATTGGAGAAATCAAATTGACAGCCGCTGAAAGATTAAAACAATTTTTAGATGGTATTGATTCGTATATCACCGCTAAGAATATAACGCCCACAAAGTTTAATGCAGAATTTGCGATGGCGGAAACATTATCTTTAGATAGCATGGAAAAGCTAACGCAAGATGAATGTTTTGGCTATGCTTATCAACTAATGCAGTATGTAGATCATGTTGCTACAGAGCGCGCTCAGTGTGAGAATGTAATTCGTTGGTGTGAAAACTCATTACAGAGTATTATATCTGAACAGTTATCTAGCGGCGTGTGGGATACATACGCAAAGCATGAAACTAAAGTCGCAACAATTCTTAGGAACGATGACTTGGCGCACAAAATTAACGAATGGAAATTAACTGCTCAAGGAAGGCTTGAAAATATCAAGACTAGAGAGTATAACATCAGAAGAAAGGCAGACATACTTTTTGAAAAAGGCAAAAGGAAATGATAGATAAAGATCTACTAAACAATTTGACCATTGAGCAAAAGCAAGCACTACTTGACCAGCTTATGAACAGCTTGGCAGAAAATAAATTATCAGAACCAAAACAACAAGAGGTTACTGTAGAAGAACCTACCAAAACTACAGATGATAAAAACGATTTTACTATGCATAAAAATAATTCTAAACCTAAAGGAAGGAGAGAACCCGTGAAGTTCAAAAAGAACGCTTGGCAAGATGACGGTCTTGAGTTTTCTGATATGGAAACGCCTCAGATTAAGAGGACTCCTAGAAACAGAAAGAAACCGCAAAAGGCAAGTGTTGAGTGTCATGTTTGTGGAAGAGAATTCCAAATGAACTCTAGTTTAGTTTACGGCGAATATCACAGGTGTAACCGATGCGGCGGTAGATAATATGACAAAAACACTGCAAGACCTTGGAGCAGAAAGAGCAGTTCTTGCTGGTCTTTTCGCTTACGGTCTAGAATCATACATTGAAGTTTCAGACATATTAGATCATAACAGCTTTGCTGTACAGAATAATCAAATCATTTTCAAATGTGTTGAGAAAATTTTTGCCAGTGAAGCCGAAGTTGATATCGCATCTTTTATCTCAGCTGCAGAGCGATTAGGCTTTGCTGAAATATTTAAAGATAAAAGAGAACTAAACTACATTAAATCGTTGATGGATTATCCCGTCAAGCGCGATAACATCCTACATTTTTGCGCACAGGTTAAAAAGTTTGAATTAGCTAGGAGGATCAAATCTTTAGCTGCTAAAATATCTCACGATGCCGAACAGATAACTGGCGATGAAGATATTGATGATATTGTATCTATCATTGAGAATCCAATAGTAGACTTCTTAAAAGAAGATGACAATAACAAAAGACCAGAAAAGATTGGAGAAGGTTTAGATGAGTATATTGAGTTTTTACTTGAAAACAAGTGCGACCAATTGGGTATACCAACTGGCTTTAACAGATACGATGCCGCTATTGGCGGTGGTCTTCGTCGCAAATGTGTAGACTTAATTTCTGCTAGACCTAAAGTTGGTAAGTCTGTTTTTGGTGATAATGTTGCCATCAACGTTGCGAAACAAGGTATTCCAGTTCTGATGCTAGATACCGAGATGAGTAAAGAAGATCACCTCAATAGGATTCTGGCAAGTATCAGCAAGGTTTCAATTAATGATATTTCTACTGGCGCATTTGAGCATAACGAAGAGCAACATATTGCTGTTCAAAATGCGGTAGAAGAAATAAAAAGCATACCATACACCTATGCTACTGTAGCAGGTATGCCGTTTGAATCTATCCTAAATGTAATCAAGAGGTGGGTTTTACAGGAGGTTGGTACAGATGAAAATGGTAGAACAAATGAATGTTTAGTTGTTTATGACTATTTAAAACTAATGTCATCTACTTCTATTACTAATAATATTCAAGAGTACCAAGCGCTTGGTTTTCAAATTACCAATTTACATAACCTAGCTGTTAAATATGATTTTGCCTGTTTGTCTTTTGTTCAGTTGAACAGAGATGGTATTACCAAAGAATCTACAGATGCCGTAAGTGGTTCTGACAGACTTATTTGGCTCTGTACATCATTCTCTATTTTCAAAGAGAAGTCGGCAGAGGAATTAGCAGAGGATGGCCCAAGTGCTGGAAATAGAAAATTAGTACCCATAGTTTCACGACATGGACCTGGGATGCAGGATGGAAATTATATAAACCTAAACATGAGTGGGCAACACGCTTTGCTTACAGAACTAAGAACTAGAGATGAACTCGTAGCGACTGGCGGGGTAGACGCTATCGAAGGTGCAGAACTCCCATTCGAGGAAGATAATGATGAATAAATATGAAGGCGTGTTTAATGGCGGCCCTGAACACGGACAAAGATATCCGTTTCCAAAGAATCAAGAAATAATTGAAGTAACTAAAGTGTATGAAAGCGGATTAACAACCGTGTCTAAATACGCTAGAAGAAGAGTAGAAGGCAATGTAATTTATTACGACCTCATGGAAGAGAAGTTCTTAAAATACGCAAGTCACTTGGAAAGAAATGATTTAAAATGAGTATAATTCCATTGTCTATTGCGACTGTGTGCTACATTATAACAGCGTATAGTAATTTGAAGCAGCGTGATTATCCACATGCTTTTGTTTGGTTTTCTTATGCACTCGCTAACTGTGGATTATTATGGTATGAGTACGACAAAACAAAAACTTGACTTAAATAAAGTTAGAGATAGTATCTTTAAAGATATATTTTTACTGCTGAACGACCTTGAGTTAGACTACCAAATTAAAAACAGCAATATCTTCATGCCTTGTCCTATTCATCAAGGTGATAACGACAATGGAGTGTCAATATCTTTATCACACAAAAACTGGCGGTGTTGGACAAGAAACTGCCACGAAGATAGTAGTACAAACATATTTGGATTTATACAGTCTGTTTTTAGAGAAAGAGGTCAAGACTCTTCGTTTTCTGATGTATTAAGATATGTATGTAAGCTGTATAAAATTAGAGATACAGAGCCAAGGAGAGAAAAAGTAGAAGATCCCTACGAAGATTTTAGCGAATTTGTAAAAATCTTTAAGGATAATTCACCACTCAACCATATAACTATTGAGGATGTAAAAACCTGTGGAAATTCATCCTATTTTGAATCCAGAGGTTTCTACACTAATACTCTCAGACATTTTTGTGTAGAAGACTGTCTGGATAAAAAATCTATAATGAAAGATAGGTCAATTATACCTGTTCATTATCAAGGAA